TTCCTCAGAATGAATGGTTGTTACATTGTTTTCATGATCTGCCATAAATGAAATACCCCCATAATAAATAATAATATTGATGCACCAAAATAAATCCAAAAATCTTTATCAAACATAAAGTTTCATAAGTCTTTCTATATATTCTGAGTTTACTCCTTTCCACCAAAAGTCATCTTTTCGTATTGATGAAAAATCTGTTTTAATAATACTTGCTAATTTTTTAACATCTCCATCTGCAAACTTTAATTTATTCTCCCATATTTTTTGATACAAAATCAATTCATCATAATACTTAATTAAATTATCTGGTCTAAGTTCTGGTGTATTGTCCTCATGAAAAGCCATAACCTCATCTTCTGTTGCATAAATTAAACAAGGTTTTAAATGTGGTAATGCTTTATTATACAATGCCATTGACATAATATCTTTTGTAAAAATTTTATCATCAATCTTTCTTTTAGATATTGCATATCCTGTTTTGTTTTTTCTAACTGTACCAAATAAATTTTTAAAATCATAAAAGTATTTTGAACCTTCCAAATCAATGAAACATCTAAAATATGTTCCAATCCTATCATCCCAAATTGTATATTCTGTTTCCGCTTTAAATGTTGAACCGCTATCTAGTTTTAAAACTTCACCTACAATATTTTTAATAATTTGTGGTGCTTGTTTCGCAATTAATTCAGCTTTAATTTGATCTTTATTTCGTTCCGTCATAATTTTTTACTTTTTCATTTAATACAGCCATGACCTCATCAATGGTTTTATGTTTGGTGAGCATATCTTGAGCTGCCTCATGAATTAATGTTCCCATAAAGAAACTAGCATTACTTGGTAAACCAGCTCTTTCTTTTGGAGTTAATACAATACGTTGAAAAAATCTAACATCATCAGGTAAACTGTTTTCTGATTTGCTAGTATTGGTTAAGCCAAACTTTGTGTAACATTCATCAATTTTTTTTAAATCGTTATCCATGATTCGTTTTACTATTACAATTTTGTGAACAATGCAAGACTCAAATATTTAATATTTATTTACATTGATTTAAAAGTGAATTTGGCTATAAGTGATTCGGTGATAACGATGAAAATACCTAAAGAAATTAAAATAAGAAATAGCACCATTTTGGTTTCAACTGTAAATCGTAAAGAAGCTGAAAGAGATAATTATCTTGGCATCTATGATACTAATGAAAATACTATTAAGATTAGTAAAGGAATTACAGATAAGAAATTATTGTGTGATGTTTTAATTCATGAAATTATTCATGCTATTTTAGATAAGGGTAATAAAAAGATAAGATCAGAAGAACCCACTGTAGATTTTATTGCAACGCAATTTGTTAAGGTATTAGATAAAAATAAAGAACTGATAGGATTTATAAAACGATGTCTGAAGTAATAAGATTAACACCATACGAAATATCATTAGCTGCTCAAGTGGGTTGCATGAGAGTTACTGAATCTTTAAGATTAAATCAATCTTGGGGTCATGGTTACAAAGAACCAGTTTATTTTCAATTTGCCAAATCTATTTCTGGTGCTTGTGCAGAATTTGCAGTGGCACAATATTTAAAAATACCTCCACAAATTCATGTCAATCATGGTGCTAAAGCTGACATCAAAGTGAATGGAACTGAGATACAGGTTAAATCACATTTGCATAAAGATGATAGACCACCTTTATTATACATTAGACAAAATGCTCAACCTGGTGAATTATTTTGTTTTGTAACTGATAAATCCCCTGAGTTTCATATACTTGGTTTTATTATGGCTAAAGATATTATTTTTGATGATAGCAGACTAACAGACTTTGGAAATAAAAGACCGCAAGTTTATCAATTAAAACTTAATGAGTTAAAACCATTAAATAAGATTGTATGAAAGTTTTAGATTTGTTTTCTGGTATTGGTGGTTTTAGTTTAGGTTTAGAATCTACCGGATATTTTGAAACAATAGCATTTTGTGAAAAAGATAAGTTTTGCCAAAAAGTATTACAAAAAAATTTTCCAAACATACCAATTGAAAGTGAGGTCAGAAATGTCAAAGGAGAAAAATATGCAGCAGAAGTTGTTACAGGAGGATTTCCTTGCCAACCCTTCAGTGTCGCAGGAAAACGAAAAGGAACAGAAGATGATCGTTACCTCTGGGATGAAACTATTAGAATTGTTGCCGAAACAAAACCGAAATGGTTCATTGGAGAAAATGTTGAAGGCATTATTAACATCCAAAACGGCATGGTACTCCGACAGGTGCAAAATGATTTGGAAGGAGAGGGTTTCCAAGTCCAATGTCTTGTTATTCCAGCTTCAGGCATCGGTGCTTGGCATCAAAGAAAAAGAACATGGATTATTGCCAACTCCAACACAGGACTCAGCATCAGAGAGAACGAAGAAATACAAACAAGGGGGAACACCATTACCGGTGGCAGTGAGAATGTTTCCAACTCCACAACTAGACGATGGCAAAAATGTAAATCCAAGTCCAAAGAGAAGAATGACATTAGCAAAATATGTGAAGATGTTTCCAACCCCAACTCCGACTTGCGAAAATGGAGGGGAACAAAGTTCAAGAGTAGAGATGACAAAGAATGGGGGTTTTATTCTGAGGAAGAAAAACAAGCCAGAGAACAAATTCGGAGCAAAACTTTCGGATGCGATGATATACTTGGAGAAGATGTATCATACACCAACAACAAACGATGCAAAGAATCTAACATTTCCAGAAAGCCAAAGGAATCGTTCGTCAATAATAGGAGATATGATGAAGAACAACAAACCTGGTGGCAAACTCAATCCGAATTTTGTGGAGTTCCTAATGGGATATCCTATGAATTGGACAAAGGTAGAACCAACAGAATAAAAGCTCTTGGTAATTCTATTGTTCCTCAAATTGCAAGACAATTAGGATTAGCTATAATAGAGGCAGAAAATGAAACCAAAAGATATTAACTTAAACATTCATGAAATCACTAGACTAGATAAGAAGAACTGTGATAAGGTTCTGCACAAAATTTCAAATAATAAAATTTCCTACACTCAAGATGAATTAAGTTACATTCAAAGAATGAACGAATATAATATGCTTGATGAAAAACAAATGAAACACATTATTGCCATATTTGTGAGTCTGGCAATAAGTAAGAAGATATGAGCAAGGTTGTAAAGCCATTATCAGCCATACAGGTCTTTTTTTTCGTTTTAATACTTGGTCTATGCTTTGCTGCCTATTTTGTGGTCAATGTGGCTGTAATGGCTTTAAAATGGCTTTATGAGGTTGTTTCTGGGTATGTTGAGAGGTGGTTTTGTTAAAAACATCACAACAAATCATAGGTTCTAATATTACAGGTAAAAGAGTAGACCATGATTTTTACCCTACACCTCCAGAAGCTGTAGAAGCATTATTAAAGTTAGAAAAATTTGATGGTGAAATTTGGGAATGTGCCTGTGGTGATGGTGCTATATCAAAAATATTACTCCAACATGGTTACAAAGTTTATAGTTCTGATTTGATTGATAGGGGTTATGGCAGTCCTAACCATGATTTTTTAACATCACAATTAAAGTCTGATAATATTGTTACAAACCCACCATTTAATTTAAGCCTTGAGTTTACTTTAAAGGCTTTGCAATGTGTTAAAAATAAGGCTGTATTTTTAAATAAAATTACATTTCTTGAAGGAATAAAACGCAAGAATAATTTATTTAATCTAAATAAGTTAAAAAAGGTTCATATATTTAGTAAAAGACTTGGATTTAATAATAAAGGTAAAAAGGGTTTAATTTGTTTTGCTTGGTATGTATTTGATGTTAATTACAACGGAAAACCTACGATTGATTGGATATGAAATATTTTGAGAAGGTAGATGTAGAGCTTATTCATAATAAGGTTTTAACTGCTAATGAAAAGATGGTTTTTATTATCTGTTACTCATTCCGTAATGCTCCCAGAGGTTGCAGGGTATCTTATCAGTATTTAAAAGACAGAACTGGGATTAAGGATAGCAGAACCATGACCAAAATCCTTGACCGACTCACTTTGTTTGGAATGTTGGCTAGAAAGCAGATTAATAAAAAGACGCTTCATATTGTTTTTG